CCAGAAGTTGAACTTGCTAAAATTTTAGAACCATTTTCTAATTCAATATTTCCTTTGTTCCATATCAATATTCCTTGTTGTAACCACTTGGGCATATGTTCGTAAGCAAGTTGAAGTCTTCCAAGAAGTTCCATTGCTGTTGACTTCTTGTTTGCTAAAATTGCAACTGATACGTTTTCGTTGAAAAGTATGTAGTGGAGTAGGTATGCTAAAATGGTAGTTGATTTACCAGATTGTCTCGCCATTTTACAAATTACAAATCTCTCATTATGAAATTTGTTTATCATCTCTTCTTGATAATCACGAATATCAAAAGGAATCAATCCTTCATCTAGTGAAACAATTTTTATAAATTCATTCACAAAATATAAAGGGTCTTGCTGACACCTTATATATTGACCAACCTCTTCTTCTGTCCAATCTTGAGGAACATGAGCAGATTTTAGTAATGGATTTCCTAAGTAAGTTCCATGTTCTGGCATAATGTAACCTAAATTATGTTTTGTATAATAAAAATCAAAATAGCACTTGACATTCCTAAAAGAAAACAATTATATGACCATTTTAGAAACTTGTACTTCTTTAGTGCAAGTATCTTCCCTTGTCCGTAAATATCTCCGGCCATCGAATCATATACTCCATCATCAGTCATTAATATCTTCGCATAATCTTCTTTGTATTCGTGTATGTCCAAATGTGCAAAGTGTCCAAAGAACAACGGATTGAATATAGGTGAATTCCTATCAATCTCATTTGTTCCTTTTACTTTGGGATAATCTGTATTTGGAATGATTGCAAATATTGAAAAAAGTAAAGAAAAGAAACATCCAAAAGCAAAACCAAGTAAAGGCCATCTCATTATTTCATTGTCTAAATTTGCAACTGTAACTGAAAATACAATAGAAGTTACTGTAATCATAATATTAGCTTTTGCATCTGCCATCAATCCTAGTCTCATTTGATTACCATGATTGACTCTTAGAATATTATCTACAGCAGTTCTACCTTCTGGTATTTCATCAAAATGATTTACTTGTTTTTTCTCATAGTCCTCTGGTCTTGAGAAACGTGTAACGTGACCCATATATTCTCCTTTATTTTAATGGTGGGGCGTACAGCAATCCTCCATGATTGTAGAGTTTATTTAATCCTCTGTTTAATCCTAATTTTTCTTTAATATTACGTTCAAATATTTCTTTGTAATTTCCTACTTGTTTGATTACATCATAAGACCAATTTTCAGTCAACCCTAATTTAGCTCCAAGATGTGGATGGTCAGCACCATTTTTTTCTCCCATGAATCTTTGAATATTTGGGTCTTTATTTTCCATAAAAGAATCAATATTTTTTGAATTAATACCCATTTCCTCTGCAATGAAAAGAACATATATTGTCCATCTCACTATGTCTGACCATTTTTGGTCACCATATTTTACAACTGGCCCAAGTGGTTCTTTTGATATTATTTCTGGTAAAATTATATGTCTTTCTGGTGAATCAAATCCTAATCTATTAGATGCTAATCCAGATCTATCAGTTCCATACATATCACAGTCACCTCTAAGATAAACATCTTTTGTTTTTTCATTGACCGAAACAGCAACTGGAATGTACTTTATTTCGTGAAGTTCCATAAAATCTGCGATATTTTTAGCAGCAGTACCAGAACCCTTAAAACATATTTTAGCTCCATGCATCTGTTTAGCAGAAGAAACACCTAAAGATTTTTTTGTAATAAATCCTTGACCATCATAATACGTTGTTGGTAAAAATTCAAATTTCTTTAGTACATTTCTTGTAAATGTATATGTGGTTGCCGCAGATAACATATCAATAGTGCCATCTTTTAAATATGTAAATCTAGTAACACCATTTACTATTTCATATTCTACAGCATCTGAATCTCCAAATACTGCTGCAGCGACTGCTCTACACATATCAACATCAAATCCCTTCCATCCTTCATCTTCTTTATCATATGTCTCTTCAGAAAAGCCAGGAAATTCATCATTAGTTCCACAAATAATATAACCTCTTTCCATTACTCTATCAAATGTAGATCCGTATGTTGGATTATATTCTTCTAATTCTCCTGTATCTCTCAGTTTTATAGCTTTAAGTTTTTCTAACTGCTGTACCAATTTGTTAATGTTATCGTCAATGCGTTCACTAGGTGGACTTCCTTCAACTGAACTGTTAATAACCATTACCCAAAATAACCACACTAAACAAACGACAACCTTACCACTCATAATCATTTTAAAGTCCTGTAAACTTCCATAAGTTCATCATCTGAAATGGGAGAAGTCATTGTATAATATCTTTGATGACCTACTCTCATGAATGCTTTTATGTCAGAAAAACTTGGATACGTTGATTGTAGGTTATGAAGTAGGTAGTCAGGGTCTAAGTGACAAGTTGCACATTGATTATCTCTTGCAAAAACTCTTGTTGATATTTTAAATCTTTCACTTTGAACTAATACTGCTGAAAGGTCTTTTTCCATCCATGTTATTCTTTCATCCATATCTGGAATAACTAGAAAAATTAAATATATAAGAAGTCCGATAATAACATAGATGAAAGATTTACTCGCAACTATTTGGTCTTTAGCTGCAAGTTCCATTTGTTGAACTTCTTCTACTTTTTTGTCTATTTCCTCAATGTCATGTTGTAGTATTTTTGTGTCTTTTTCGTTTCCTGTATTTTTATCCTGTTGTGCCATAATCTATTTTCCTTTTCCAACTTGATTCAACTTTTTAGTTATTTGTTGTTGAAACCATTTCAATACAATGGGAATACTTACATTAGAGGTAAGTCCAAATAAAAAACCGACAGGATATCGGTAAGAAGCATAAGGTGCTAATTGTGGAATATTTGTAAATACTATTGAAATTAATAAATATCCTGTTAAAGACATTCCCATATTGATTAAAAGATCAAATCCTATCAACCAACCATGCCCTTCATATTTTTCTTTATTGTCTGTTCTGTAATTAAATAGAAAAAGCCAAAATGATGCAAATAATATAATTGCCATCATTATCAGCTCATCTATTCCAAAAAGTTGATCCATGCTTTATTTGCTTTCATTAAAATTAGGGGAATCCAATCTTCTTCAAATCATTTATGGTAGAAGCGGCATCAGTATGAAGTATTCCTATACCTCCGGCAGATTCCCATTCTTTGATATTACCTATGTGGTCATCTATCAGTATATTGGGTCTTTTGTCTCTACCATCCATAGCAAAGTTTTTCTTGTTTTTTCTTAGTACTATTTTCATTCTACTTGATGGAAGTTTGAAATTTTTCATCATCCATCTTGTTTTATCTTTCCAAGCTCTTTTGGCAATTGGGCCTCTTGAATCTCTTGGAACTGCTGTAAGCATAAATGGTTGGAATTGTTTTATATATCCCCACAAAACATCAGCATCTGGCATCTTTGGGAGTTGTAAAAATAAATCTACTGGTAAATCTTGCCAGAGTTCATCTTTAAATTTTGTTCCAAGATAATTAGAGGTAAATTTTACAAAATCAGCAACCACACCATCCATATCACAATAGATTTGTGGGTTATCAAATTCTATTATATGTTGCTGAAAACTTTTCATTTAAAGTATTCCTATATACCAAAAAAAATAACCAAGTGCAGCAAAAAATATAAGAAAAACAATTGCAAAATCTGTAGGACTAAGGTTCATTTGTCGTCTATCTCGTAATTAAAAGCTTTAGTATTACTTTTTGCTGGTTTTGCCATAGGTCTTAACCAAACCTTGATTACCATTTCACCACTTGGAGTTGGAAATGTAAAAGTTGGTTTGCCCTTTTTCATCTTGTAATCATCAGTTGCATTTACAGGAAATTTAGCTAACTTTCTTTTTTTTATCTCATCAGAAACATATTTGTCTCTATCATCAGCTGTAAAAAATCTTACTTCATTAATATGGTCTTTAAATGTTTTCATTAGTATTTTACATCTTTTAGTGATTTTATTCTTTTGATTTTACTTCCAGGCCCTTGACCTATAAAATCTCCTGTTAAGTCATAAGTAGGTGGCCATGCATTCCATCCTTTTTCACCTTTTTCTATTTGTTTCTTTTGGAATGCTACATTTCCAAAGTTCTTGATATAATCAATGGCATCTTTTTTATCATAAGTTACCAATCTTGCTGTTCCTGTCCACCCCATAACTGTTTGACCATCTGTATTTACTCTATCATGTCCAACATGGAAAGAATTTTTAGGATATAAGTCATCACCCCTTGTATCTTTAGTAATGGTCATGTATATGGCAGTACCTTCTTCTTTTCCTTTTGGTTGTCCACTAGCAGCTTTACCTTGCTCTGAATCATCCATATACAGAAACTTTGAAAAAACTATATTTAGTTTTCCATGTTTACCACTATTACTTAAATCTTTGGAAGAATATTTGGTAATGTCTTTTTCTTCATTGATATGTTGTTTAAATGATTTCATGTTTTTGTCATCCAACTAATGATTGATGCAGCTATAGCTCCAATAGCTCCAGCGACAAGAGAAGTCATACCCATAAGGCGTGACTTCCATTGTTCTACAGCACGAACTCTTTCTTCCATTTTTGTTATGTGGTCTATTAATCTTCTTTCAGAATTACCAATTTCATCACGAACAGTTCCAACTCGCGAATGTAAGAGTTTAAGTTCAGAACGAATCTCTTCATCTGCCTTTCGGTGTTCTTCTTGGCGAGAATTTAGTGATTTAATCTCTACTGTAAGTTCTACTATTCTATCTGCTGTTGTGTCTAATTTGGTTAGAAGAGCATCAATCTGTCTTCCTCTGACCTCAACCTCTTGTTGTAAAAGTCCAACTTGAAGTCTGACATCCTGTAACTCTTCTGGCATTTTATTAGACCTTAAATATTTGAGTCATTCTTATTAACTCAATTCCAGCATTAAGACCATCTTCAATTCTTACAGAAATATCATCTTCTGAGTCTGAATTGTCTAGATCCCATTGTTCAGATACGAATGTAATTAATTCGTTCCATTCTTCTGCATCAAGGTCAGCAACTTCTGGAATAATATCTTCTATATTATCTATTGCTGGGCCCAATCTCTTGAGAGGTTCAATAAAATTAAGACCATCTCTCCAATTGAAATCCCCATCTGCATTTGACTTTTTGATTGCTTCGGCTAAGGAAAACACAAATAATAAAAGTTCTTTGGTTTCCTGTATTCCGTATTTTTCTTCTGCCATTTAACTCCTTCCATATTTGAGATAGAGCATAGGGCCGCTCTCTCCGTTTTGTAAAATGATAGGTCGCCTTGGATACTTTAGACCATATTCTCTGATTGTTTGTCCTACTAAACCATCACCAACATACTTTTCATATCTACCATATTTCTTTTTACCCAATCTACAATTATAAAATGTTTCTGAATCTACTATGAATACATCCTTACCTGCAAATGTTGTTCTTTGAACTTCTTCAGTTATACCTGCACCTTTAAGTAACTCTCTTTTCTTTTTCTTCTTTTTACCAAGTACAGGTGCTTGATATTGAATACCACCACTATCTGGAGCTGTTGGTGCCACATTTGCTAATTCTTCATCAACTTCATCTGCAGCAAGTTTAGCAGCTACAGCCATCTCTTTCTTTTTCTTGTCTGACTTTCCTTTGAACTGTGGAGCATCTGATTTTTGAAAATCTTTAATAACATCTCCCATACTTGCTTTTTTAATATCAATACCTTCTTCTACTTCTTCAGTTTTTAGTTCTGGAGCTCCACCTTTTCTAAATGATTTTTTGAATGCCTTTTGTGCATTTTTTAAGTCTTTCTTATTGATGACTATCTGACCTTTTCTATTGATGACTGCCTCTATTCCTGCATCATCCAACGCCATCATCGCTTGTAATTCCTGACTTTCCTCTAATTTTGTCTCTGTTAGAAAAGTACCGAAAGATTTTCTATTCATGTTGTCTACCTCTTCTTTAAGAAATTTAGCGTCGGCCTCCCAATCAGTCTCTAGGAATTCCATAAGTTTACGTTTCATGTAACCATCATCTGTCCATATTCTAGTATCTTTTTGTTCTTTTAATAAGAATAGTGCAGCTGCATAGTTCAGAAGTATTGTTTTTCCAACTATTGGAATCTTTTCAAGTAATCCTCTAATTTTGAATACCATACGATGAAGCATGGTGTATGAAGACTTTTCTTTTACAGTTTCTAAGTCAGCACTTTTCTTGAGAGCTTTACCCTTCTTATCAATTATACCTAACTTATATGCATTAGTTGATGTATATTTCATGGTGAGAAGGCGTAGAAACCTAAACACAAAATATAAATCAGCACCTCTTGATGCTTGTCCTATTACATTACTTAATGATGGCATTTAACTCTCTCTATCAAATTTTCTTAAACTGTCTATGACACCTTGATCCATTAAAATATCACTTATTATTATCTCTTTTCCCATTATAGATTCTATTTTATCTTCGGGTAATACTTTTAAATAAAACAAAAAAGGCTTTAATATCGGCCAAAATTTTTCTTCTATCTTGAAGAACAAAATCCTAGTTGCCGCAGCGGGTGGGAATACATTATAAAAAACTATAATATGGTTGAGGAGCAATCTCTCCTTCAATACTCCCTCAGACACATACTGATTGAGTAGTCTTTTGATATATTTGATTTTCTTCAAATCATCATTAAACTCTTCAACTTCTGTACATTGTGGGTTATTATATTCTTTCATTGCATAGAGAAGAAAATTCTTCTCATTCAAATCATCAAAAATCATTATATTTATGAATCATCATCACTAAGCTTTTGCTCGTCTTCTGATTCTTGCGGTTGGAGTTTTCCTATGAAATAATTACAAGTTTGTATTGCACCACCAAGTGCTTGAATTTGTTGTTGTGTTTGAGTCAAACCCTGTTGATACTCTTGTAGTCTTTCTAGAAGGACTTTACGATCTCCTTCTAATCTATCTTTTTCTTTATTCAAATCTTCTAATTCTAAAGACATAATAATCCTCAATAATTAATATTAAAAAAAAGGGAGTCTCGTGAAAGACTCCCCATACAATAGTTAAAGACTAAAATTAAGCCTTAATAATTGTTGAACCACCATCACAAGCAGCAGCTGCTCCGTTAGCTGCACTCATCAAATACCAACCAGTAGCTGTGGTTGTGTGATATAAGAATGTTGCAGTCTCACCAGCATTTGTTGTAGCGATTGTAATATACGCTCCACCTGTAGCAACTGGTGTAAGGGTTGCTGTACCAGCAGCAACTGAAGTCATG